CCCCAGGTGATTCCCTTGCTGCTAATTCCATTGCCAGCCTCAAGGCAATTTCCGTTTCTGGTTTAACCAACAACCAAGAGGTGTCGGTTCTTGGCTACTATGCTGCGGGCGACGGCGGCGGTGGCACGTTCTACTACGACTCGGCTTCTGTTGAGGCGGATAACGGCGGCACGGTGATTCAGCCGACCACGGGTACAGGACGCTGGAAAAGAGTTTACTCTGGTGCGCTTAACGTGCGCTGGTTTGGTGCAAAGGGTGATGAAGTTACAAACGATTCCTCGGCAATCCAAAACGCAGCATCTGTGTCTTATAACAATGGAGGTAAATTGTTTATTCCAAGCGGCACATTTTCATGCAACGTTGTTTTTTCTTCTGATAGGGTGTGTATTTATGGTGATGTTGTTTCTAGCAAGTTAAAGCAATTTGACCGCAATTTGCCAATTTTATCTTATGAAGGAATAAATGGATCTGGTCTTGTATTTGGTGCAATAGATGGAATATATTTTGTTGGCAGAAGTGATTATCAATCAAACAGCAAAGACGTAGCTATTTATATCAATGGCTATATTCATGGACCTATAACAAATTGTTTTTTTTACAGGTTTAACACTGCAATTTATTCTAATTCTAGCGAGTATCACAAAATAGATAAATGCTTTTTTACTTCATGCTCTTGTTGTATCGCTTTAGTTTGTTACGCTTCAGATTTATTTGGCAAAGCACCAAAATTTATTCAACATCCTACGGCGTCGAGTATTACCCATTGCACATTTACATTTTTCAATATATGCCTTTATGTTGATGCAGAATACTGGAAATATTTAGGGCATAACGATTGCGGACTTACTACGTTTTTCTCCAAAAATGATTGTTTGTATGGACAATGTGTAATAGTTGGAAGAAATCTAACTAAAGTACCTTATCTTCCTTTAGTCTATGATTCCTGTTGGAATGAGGGTATCGGTGGAAGTTCATTTACTTGGAATGGGGCCAGTTTTGATTCATATTGCTTTGATGTAAGTGGTGGTTCTGTTGATTTCCGTTCTTCCAACATTTACGGTTCTTATAAGTTTACCGATGGGTGCTTTGTGAACTTCTTTGGTTGTAACATAGTTGGTCCTTCTGATGGTCTAAATATGACTCTTTCCGATGTAAGTGATTTCAACGTATATGGGCTTAATGTTGATTCTTTGGATAAGGGTTTTTGTATTTGGTGGGGTATATGCCACGATGTGTATGACTATCGGATTGCAAGTCAGTTGCAAAATAATCCTCGATCTGTTTTGTGTTTGGTAAGAAGTGCAAGCGTTGTTAGTGCTGGAAACGGTTTAGCTAACTTAATTCCTCTTGCTGGTGTTACGTGTGGACCGTACTTTGGTGGAACATCCGCTACTGTTACTAAGCCAACCGTTTCAGGTCGTTATGACATATATCAATTAAATTTTTTGGCCGATGTAACTGAGTTGTTTTTAATTATCCCTAATCAAGCGACAAAGTATGTATGTGTTACATTTTCTGCTAGGTGCCTGAGTGGCAATCCAAATTTAACTTTATTTGGATGCAGCTTTTCTGGAGCAAGTATTCGCTTTAATAATAATTGGAAGCAATATAGTTTTGTTTGGAATTATTCACTTTCATCCGAATACTTTCGCTTCCGTAATGTTGGTGCTGGCGTGTTTCAATTAGCAAATATATGTGCTGTTCCGTTTGATTCGTATGATGCAGCACGGGCATTTTCTTGTAGTCCCTCTTATATTCCAGGAAGTTAATTGCTTGAAATTTTTGATAAATTACTTAACATGACCAAAGTAACTCTAATCATCTGCGCAGGTGCGCTTATCTTATCCGCACTTGTTTACATGGAAATGAAGCGCAACAAAACAGCACTTGAAGCTATGCCTGTACCCGTATGGATCGAACGCTACCAAGTGGACGAGATTCTACGGGAGCAAGCCAATGCCGTGCGCGTACTGGGCACAGGGTCAATGAGGCCAACGATTCCAGTGGGGCGGCATGATGAGGTTGTTGCGGTGGCTATCTATGAGCCAAGATCCATGGAGTCATTGAAAGTGGGTCAGTGTGTGATCTTTACGCACTCGTTAGGCTTGATTATCCACCAGTTGGCCGAGCTGACCTCGTCTGGCTGGGTCACGACAGGCAGTGCCAACATGGGCTACGACACGGGTACGGTTACACAGGCGAACCTGCGTGGAGTGGTGGTGAAAATCTACAACATTAAACGTTGATAATGAAACCCGTATCCTTTTGTTTTGCTGCAATAGTGGTATTTTGTCTTGTCGGTTGTGGCGTAGCGTTGCCCAAGGTTAAAGTAAAAGGTGCAACGGCTCAAGGGCCGCGTGACATTGGTGCGCCAGCGGTGGTGGAGAGTGGTGGGACAGTGACCACGATACCCGTTCCGGCTGGGTCAACGGTCGAGAGCACGGTGGGAGTGGCGGCCACAGCTTCAAATGCGGCCATTCCAGCGGTTGTGAAGGTGGTACTGGCGGGGGCGTCTGAATTACGCGCCGAATCGCATCAGGCGAAGGCTACCAGTGGGTCAACTGATACGACTGTGGCGGTGAAGCGTATCGAGGTGGAGAGCGCGGCGAGTGAACGGCGCTGGCTACTGTGGGCGGCTATTGGCTGCGGTGTGGTTGGCCTGGTGCTGAAGTCGATGCTGCCGGCGTGGCCTGCGTTGTCGAACGGGTTGCTTGTGGGAGCGGTGGCGGCGGGGTGTGCTTGGAAGCTGGCGGAAGTACCTGCTTGGTTGTGGCTGGCCGTGCTAGTTGGAATGGGCCTTATTGTGGCAGGCTATAAGCGGGCTGAGTGGGATAAGGACGGAAACGGCATTCCTGATTGTTTGGAGTCGAAGAAAGGGGGCGAAGCATGAGCTGGGATGACCGGAATAGAGGTCAAGCGGGGTTCGACCCCAACAGCGTGAACGCTATGTTCGCTACCATCATGGAGCGTCATCGACGCTACGACATTGACCGTGAGGCCGACAAAGAGGCTACGGCGGTGTTTCGTGCTGAGTTGAAGGCTGAGTTGGGTGCGATCAAAGAACAGGTTTTAAAAACGAATGGACGGGTTACGGCACTTGAACGGTTTCAACAGTTGGTCATGGTGCGGGTGGCTACGCTGACGGCTGCAATAGGTGGCGTAGGCGGGTTCATTTCGTGGGCGGTGAGTGTAGGACTGCACCACACGATCCTTGGTAAGTGAGCACAAAAAAGCCCCACTTGTTACGGTGGGGCTTTGGTTTTTTACAGTGCTTATGGGGTTTTAACCTAGTAAGGATTTGCAGGCGTTAAGCCTGCCTAAACCTAGCTGTAAAAACTGTAAAAATTTCTAGATAGGCGCTGGTGTGGTCGGCCTATCTGGAAAGTTTTCCGGCTACACAACGTTAGACAGAAGGAACCCCGACCCATTGGTCAGCCATCGCGGCGGCGATTCCTTGGTATGTTTTCGAGCGCAGCTTCCAGCGGTTGGCAGAAGGCGCGAGTTTGTTTTGGCCGCTGTCGGTTTGGTTCGACCAGCGTTCGACCATCTTCCCAGAGCCGATTGGCCACTCTACCATTCGACCGTTGAAGCGTTTCGTTCCGGTGAGCCTTGGCAGTTTATTCAGCCATAGGCAGGTGCGCTTGCTGGCGTCTTCACCAAACTCGTAAGGTTGTATGGTTTGGGTTGGTTTCTTGATTCTGGTTGAGATTATAGAGACAGGGTTTTCGAGATACCACGGACGATCTCCGGCAATCTCGATTACCTCGCGGACGAAGGCCAAAGCCGCGTTTGTTTTATCATGCCCACGGCCTCGGTTATTCCAGTGGATTCCAGCGACGGTTAGATATGTGCAGTCGGGATGCAGCCCGAAGCCGTCCCAATGCCCCGCTTTCATGGCTTCTCGGCAGTCTCCTTGGATGTGATAGGGCGAGTTGTCATCGGCGGGCAGTAGGTCACAGCTCCAGGCATCCAGACCGCGCTTGCGGAAGGCTTCGCGCACGATTCCAGAATGCTCACAGCATACTAGGAAACGAGCATCAGAGCCTAACCAGTCGCTACAGGCGAATGACCACGCTGTTGCCGCTGATGCTTCGGGAGTTTTCAGTGTTGTGGTCATCGCTGAGCTTGAGCGTTAGGCAGAGGGAACCAAGACAGAGCATCATACTTGCCAGTGAATACTGCCCATGCCATACGAAACCGCTGCCTTAGATTAAGGCCACTGGCACTGAATGGACGAACAAGCACACGCGCATTGTGTGGATGCTTCCCAATTGTTGTTTCAGGGCCGAACCCAATTTGGTCGGCATGGTGCAAGTCTGGAGTTCTCATCGTTTGAATTGTATTGCTGATTTTACCCAATCTTTAGCGTCTTTTATTGAATCACATATCACAAATTTACTGCCGCACCATACGCGGAATCCGCCGTCTTCAAGCGGCCCTAAAATCACGGCATCGTATTGTTTGCATATTAGTCGCCCATCAGGAGTTTTTGACCATTTCATAAAATAAAAAATGAAGCCTAACCAGTCGCTAGAGCCAAGATGCGCATTGGCCCGCTGATTGTTTACTGTCGAAGGTGTTGCGCATCTGGCTCAGCTAGACGTTGGGCAATGCAGCATCATGAACTGCTTCATACGCTTTGCGTAGTTCTATTGGCCATCCACCTCTAGGGCGGTGCATCCATTGGTCAGCGGATTGTTTCACCCATTCAGCACAGGCCCTATTACACTCTCGTAGCCGTGCGTTCTCGCGCTCTAGCTCGCGGGCGAATGCGCGGCCCACCACGTCGTGCGTTTCCCCTCGGCAATCGAGGATACAAAACTCGGCTCTATTGGTTCTCGGTGTTTCAGTCATGTTCGTTTTTCTTTAGTTTTTAGACACGTTGCCGCGTCATGTTTATAATTCGTTACGTTTTAGTATTTGTTTACGTTACCCGATCTGCGGAAAAACCATACCGCCCAACCAGGCGCTACAGCGAATAGCCCTTAACGCCGCAAATTGTTCGTCTAGTTTCAGTGGGCTATCGCTGAGCTTGGGCGTTAGGCAGAAATAAAGACCACCATGTGCGGTCGAAGTTGTGCCAGAAATCGAAGCGGTGCCCTTGCTCGCCCGCTGGCCAAAGCACGAATTGAACTGCTCCGGTTTTCTGGTTTCGGCGCGCACGGCATTTGTCGCACATGCCATATTCCCACTCGCGGGCGTGTGCTCTTCGACGATATAGCCTAACCAAGCGCCGCAGCGAATGACCACGCTTGTCACGCAAATTGATCGTGTACCGCTTAGAGGTGGTCATCGCTAGGCTTTACGTTAGGCAGTTTCGGAAATCGGAACACCGACTTGCCCAACCGCATTTGATTGCGTGCATTTATGGTTCTTATCGGTCGCGTGGGGGCACCGCTTATTGCCGCATATTTCGCAACATATCATACCTCTAAATTGACGACTAAGTAAAACCCCTCCGGCGTGATTAGTCGCCCCCTCAAAGAATCGAATGCGGGCCGCTTGGTTATCAATTTTGGTCTGCATCTCGTATATGCGCCTATGCAGTTCATTGTTTCTGGCAGCGGATAGTTCGCTCACCCGCGCATTGCACTCGGCCCCTTTATTCGCGGCCCGAAGATAGCCTTTATACATGCGCAGCTTTTCACGCAGTCGCTTGTTTTCGTCGTCGTGCGCCCATCGGCAAATTATTGATTTTAGTTTTTTGATTATCATGTTCGGAAACTCAAGACACGGATGTCTAACCAGTCGCCGCAGGCATCGGCCTACATTTTCCCGGCTTGCATGGCGAGATTCCGGCCTCGTCGCGCCAGTGCGTGACCAGTTGTTCGGTTAACTCCAGTTTTCGGGCGACCCAGCCGGCGGAAAAACCATCACGTAAAAAAGCCAAGGCCGGGTCTTTCTTGTTTGCAAAGGCTGCCAGTGTTTTAGGGCCGCATTTTCGGTGCCGGCTGGATTTGGATCGTCGAGCAAGTTTCATAAGTTAAACTCCGGTTGAACCAAAACCAGCTGTTCCACGCTCTGATTCGTTAAGGGATGCAACGGGCACAAAGACGGTTCCAACGTAGTGGGTGACAATAACCTGTGCTATACGGTCGCCCCGTGAGATTATAGCAGTGTCTGGGCCTAAGTTGGTGATAATGGCGCTTACTTCGCCACGATAGCCAGAATCAATGGTTCCGGTGTGGCAGAGAATGCCTTTTAAGCTCATGCTAGAACGGCCACGAACTTGCATTTCAAAGCCTTCGGGTAGTTCAACGGCAAAGCCTAGGGGCACTTTCTTGGTGTGACCGTGTTCAATTACTACAAATTCGTTGGCGTAGCAGTCCATTCCAGCATCACCTTTGCGTGCGGTTTTGGGCATTACTGAGGTTGCAGAGGTGAGAAGTAATTTTACGTTCATGGTGTGGTAGTTTTTAGATGAAGATGGAGAAGGGCTATGGCGTCGATTTGATTGTCGTCGATTATTTTTAGATTGGGCCAACGCTTTTTAGCTTCGGCAATCATGTGTTGTTTCTTGGCGTTACCCTTACCCGTGAAGAATTTTTTTATCTCCGTGGGGCTGTATCCTTTAACGGTAATGCCTTTATAATGGCAGGTTTTAAGTAGGACGGCGCGAAATCCGCAAAAGGTATGCGCCGCGCTTGAACTCATCCAGCGATAAACCTCCTCGTAAACGATGGTATCAGGCTTGGAGGTACGGATTAGCTCGTTAAGCCAAACGTCAAACAGGTGAAACGGTTCTCCTGGCGTTGAAGCTGGTCGAGTCTTTGTGGCAGGCTTACGGGCAAATGACTTAGAATCTGAGTTGATTATGCCGTGTGCAATGTCGGCCCAACCCGTTGTGGTCGCTAGGTCTAAGGCTAAAACCTTAGCGGTGGTGTTTTTGTGGTTCACGTTTTTTTGGTTTTGGCGTAGTCTAAGAGATCAGCGGTTGAGGTGGTAATACGTTCCGCGCAAGTGTTGCGGAGGAGTGCGATGGTGGAGTTAAAGGGCTTATCTACGTCGAGACGGTTCTGTATGCATTTAACGGCAAAGCAGGCTGTTCCGTGGTCCATATCAGGGCGAAAGGCTTTTGCAATTTCCGCTAGACTGTGCTTGGTAAGTTCTCGGCTAAGATATATGGCAATGTGGCGGGCGGTGACGTAGCGGTTTGTTCTTGCCCGTGAGTGCATGGCTTCAACAGGTAAATCAAAATGCTCGCAAATGGTGCGCTGGATAATGCTGATGCGTTTGGAGTGTGAGACGTTGGTTGTTTTAACGTCGAGAATGCGAGTAATGGCATTTATTGTAACCAGTAGGGCGGCTGACTGCTGACGGTAAATTTCTATATTTTCGGTTAAAGTTTTCATTCTATGTCCATGTAAGTTTTGTGCATTGAAACTGTTAAAACTGCGCCTGATTGGCCGCGAATTGTTACTTCGTAATCAGGAATGTTACCTTTGGCGGTTCTTCCTGTAAAAACGTGACTCATTACAACACCAACGAGTCGCTTTCCGTTTAGGTCAAAGCGTGCTGTTGCTCCGATCCAACGCTTTGGTTGGTTGTGGTATGGGTCGTCTGGTAAGGGTTGTAATTTTATCGGTGCAGACCACATTTTGAGTTTTAACTTAATTGTTGATTTAGGTAAAACTGGCGGGCTGCTAGGATATGTTTGCAAGCGGTTGCAGTTGTTCCTTTTGGTTCTTTTCGATTAACCGCTGCTAATTTACGGCGGTTAAAATCTTGGCATTGGCATTTTCCGGCCCCTTCGTTAGCCTTGATATCAACTTGATAGTTGATAAGGCCAGTTGAGCTTTTAACTTCGAAACAAAAGCGGTTTGTGGTTAATTTTATTTTCATGCTGGAAACGGTGAAAGCGTTCACGAAGGGATTTGGCTTTTTCGGTATCTGCCGGTTTTTCTAATTCTGGTAAAACTTGTGCCGGACGTGGTCTTCTCGCGAAGGATTTAACGCGAGGTTTGGGCTGGTATGTAAGTTTGTAATGCTCTCGGCGTTTAGCCCCAATTGCTTCTTTGTTTCTGGCTCGGTAAGCTGCTGCGGATAATCGGTTACGTTCTTTTGTTTCTTCCGGTGTTAATGGCATGGTTAAAACTGGTCTGGTCCTGCTCTGTTGTTTTGTGATTGGCTAGGAACTTCGATAAATGGCACAACTCGGCATCTTTCACGGATGCGGCGAAGGAGTGCGCGAATGCGTTCAGCGTCGGTTTTGGTCTGATTGCTGTATTTGTTGCCTTGACTTATGTAGTCATCGCCACCGATTTGTGAGGTAAAAATGAGGGTGCGTTTGTTGCGAATCGCCATTTCCACAACGTCTTTTAAGAAGTCGGCAATCTTTTCGTCCTGCGCTCCGGTAAGCAAACTGTCATCCATTAGAAGAACTTTGTAGCGGGTAATTTGCCGCAACTTGTTTAAACGGTCGTGAGACTTAGCGGCGTCTTTCATTTCTTCTGGCCAAAGTATGCCAACGTGATCGCCTTTAATTAGGCGGCGCTTTAGGAGTAACATTGCAACGCGGGTCTTGCATGAACCGCTAGGCCCATAGAAAAAGAGGCTTTCTTTACCGTCCCACTGGGCGAGCGTGGAAAAAATGCCCTTGGGAAACATGGGGTGATCTGTTCGTGTGTCGCGATAGTCTTCGGGGCAAATGTGTTCCCAGTATTCTTTAGCTGCTTTCATTTTTTGCTCTAGCTCCCAGTCTGCGCGGCATTTATCGCAAACGGTAAGCTCTGAAAAGTAGGCCATACATTTAAAACGCGCTTTATCAGGGCACGGGATGCGTTCGCCAGGCTTGTCTGATGGTCGTCCGTGGCAGTCGTGGTCAACCATTTCACGCATGGGGTGCTCTGGGTGCTGTCCTAAGTAAGCGAGTTCGCAAAGGGTGAGGTTGCCTACTTCTGGGCCTGCGCTACAACTGCCTATCTGCTTCCATGCGGGTGTCTCGTGATGGTGCGCCATTTAGAACGTGGTGTAGTTGGTTGTGGGTGCTGCGCTAGGGCGGCGGGTAAGCTTTCCCCATCCGTTGTTCTTCCAGTTACGACAAGCGGCTTGCCAGTTCTTCATTGGAACGCGACCAACTTTCCATCCTTTTGTTTCGTAGCTGTCGCAAAATTCTTCGCCTTTTACCGGGTAGCCGATAAACTCGAAATAAGCGGTTACGTCTTCCGGGGCAGGCGGAATGCTCTTAGGGTCTGACTTTGGCTTGCTAGGGCCATTTGCGGCAGGCTTTGGGGTGGTCGTGTAGGGTGTTCCGTTAAACTGTGCTAGTGCGTCCTCGATAAACTGCGCTAGGTTGTCACGGGTGAAGCTGCGACCATCTTTTTGCTGCGCTAGTAGCTTGTCGGCTAGGTAAGCGCCTGCGCCTGTGGCGGGAATGCTAAATAAATCCATGTGGTGTGGTGTGCCGTGAGTTGAACCCGTCACGGCGTCGGGTGTGGTGTGCTTAGGTCAAAAGACCCATGCGTTTAGCAATATCTTCGACGGCCTGCAAGTCTGCCGCAAGGTAGGCAAGGGCGCGTTTGGGGTCGGTCGCTAGGATTTCGGCAAACTGTGCGCCGATTGCCTCGGTTTTACCTGCAAACCCCATGAACTTTGCTACCGTGTCGAGTGAGTGAAACTTTTCTGTGCGGTTTCCACACTGAAAAGCGGTCATGGTGTCAATAAAGCGTCGTTCGTTTAGGTAGCGACCATTTTGCACGGTGGCGGGAACGCGGATTTTATTTGCCCAGCTCCGGCGAATGATGAACGGGATGTCAAAGCCTAGAATGTTGTGGCCTATAAACTGATTAACGTCTGCATTGGGTTCTTGTAAGTTACGCCAGAATTCAGTTAAGAGCTCGGTTTCGTCCGCAACGTGTAAAACGGGGCTTTGTTTTGGCACTTTGTAACCAATAGCAACGATTTTACCTGTCATGGGGCTAAGTGCGGCACGCTTAAACCACTCCATGCGCTGTTCTGCAATGTTGGCGGCGATTTTGTCGGCGTCTTTGTAGTTTGCGGGGGCGGTGAACGTGGGCGCGAGGTGGTCGATTTGCTCGATGGGTAGGCCTGCTGTCTCGATGTCGATGATGGTTTGCATGGTGGTGGTGTGGTTTAACTGGAAAGCTGGGAGGGCTTTATACGGATTTCAGCGTAAAGAATGCGGCAGTGGCGGCGCTCGCTTTTGATGCACTGGTCAAAGGCGAAGTGGTAGATGCTACGCCAAAAAGCGCAGGTTGTGGCGTGATAGCTTAGGCGGAGGGAATTGAAATAACGCATGAGGCAGGGTCTGTAAGTTTTTGGATTAGTTTTAAGAGGGCTGCTAGTGGTGTGCTGCCGTGTGAGTCTGTGCAATCATTGCAATTATTGGGGGCAAAGTGCGAGATTGACCAACGTGTGATATTTACGCGGTTAATGTCGAAGCTGGTTTGCAGCTGCTGAGTGATGATTAACGCACCGATTGGCACGGGGATTAACTGACGTGCAAGTGCTTCGACCTGCTCGATGGTCAGTCGGTGAGGGCTCCCATCATTTGTAAGGTAAATTCCTGGCGAAGTTACGTCGATTGGCTTAAGTTCAGTCATGTGGTGTTGTTAGGTTACACCGGAAAACCCCGCTCCGGTAAGGGAAGCGGGGCAGTGTAGGCCTAGAACGGCAAATCCTCGTCGATGTCTTCTTGTGGTGGTGGCGTCGGCTTTGGGCGTGGCTTGCTCTGAGCTGGTGCGCTTTCTTGCTTAGGGCCGCTTTCGGTGGCATTCCCCAAGATGTTTCCTTTTTTTCCTGCGTCTCGCTGGTCTTTGCTGATGTCGTGCGAGATAAAATGGGTTTCGCCGTAATTGCTTTTCTTTGCTGGTATGAGAGCAAAATCGAGATAAATGTCTCCATTTTTACCCTCAAACAACTTGCTGTCAGTTATTTCAACGAATGTGCGGCCATCTTTTTTTAAGATTTTTGCGCCTGTGATCTTACCTAGGCTGATTTTCCCTTTAATTATGTTGCTCATGGTTTTGGCTGTTTGGCTGCTGCTGCTTTGGTTAAAATTGCGTGGGCTTGTTTTTGGTTTAGTTTGGTGAAGTCGTCAGCCGTTAGCTTGTAATAAGCCATAGCGGTGTCGATTTTTTCGCAAAGTTCGGCGTCGGCGTAGAAACCTTGTAGGAGTTTGATTTGTTCGTTTGTCGCTAGTGCTTCAACAGTCTGCCCTAGTGGTGCGGTTTCCTTGGCTTTTGGCGCGGTTTTGGCTACTGGTTCGGGTGTTGACCCGTCTGCGTCGTTGTCGCCCTCCGTGGGGATACAGAAAGCCTGCAAACAAGCGTACTTGTATGCGGCGGACATTGCTTTATTGGTGCTTTTGTCGCTGCTGTCCATTGCTTCGCCATAGGTTGCCAACGTGTGTTTGCTACCGTCAACGGCTGAAACTAGGTCAAACTCCATGCGGATCGTCGTGTAAAACAGGTTTCCGCCTGCTTTGGTCTGTCGTTCTTCTTGGTTTCGGTCGGTTACTCGTGGCAGAATACAAAGTTTATGCGCTGCTAATAGGTTGGCGAGTGCGTTGTAAACGTCATCAATGCCTCGGAATTTGTAGCCGCTGCCCTGGCTGTTGGTGCGGTCTTTGGTGATTCCTGCTTTTGCAAGGTCGGCTTGGACTGCGTTAATTGCAGCGTAAACTTTGGGCGGGGTTGCGTAAACGTGCTGATTTGGGTCTTTTTGGTCGTTCATTTTTGTTTTTTGGCTGATTGGAGAATCCTTAAAACATCATTGCAAATCTCGGTATGCGTCGGCTCACGGCCTAGTTTTTCCTTAAGTGCGTCGTAAATGGTTGGTTGCTTTGGTTTCATGTTTTTATCCTCTAGTGCGAATGTCGTTTAAGAGGTTATCCAACCAACGGCCTTTAGCGCCTTTGGTGGTGTCGCCGGTCTTTTCGATTTGGGATGTAACCCAGTTAAGGTTTGCGGCGGAAAGGCACGCGGTAAAAGTTTCCCTAGTGCTGCCGTCTGGCGACATTCGAGGGCGTCCCATTCGCTGCATTCCATTTTTCGTGGTATTTTGAAGTATTTTGAGTTCTTCCGGTGTCATATTTTAGGTTTTTTATTCGTCGAGTCCTAGGCGCTGGCGTTGCGAGCGGGACAAAGGCAGTTCCAAATATTGGTCGGAGTCTTGGCCGTAAACTTTGCGGAAAGTCTGCGCTAGGCTGTCGGCTGGAGATTCATCTGGCATTTTGGGCCGTTCTCCTTCGCAAGCTTCAAGCCAAGCGTTGTAATTTTTAAGGATTTCTTGATCAGTGCGGGTGTCATCTCTGTGTCGTGGTGGTAGTGTTTGGCTCATGGCGTCGGGTGTTGTCTGGGTTATTTGTGGGAAAGTAAACGGTTAACCGATTACGTTTATGCAATGTGCTGCGGCTCCTAGCGTTAAAAGTACGGGCCAACCTACGGCGGCCGGCGTTGGGTCATCAAGTTTCACCTCGAAAACCTCGCCACAAATAACGCTGTAACGGATGGCGTAAACGGTGCCCTTCTTGTTGATGTAATTGGTTGAAACTCCGTTATTAAAACGGATGCGGTCGCCTATTTTTGGAGTTTTCATTTGGTGGCTTTTTCGATGGCTTTTCGGACCTTGGCGCAAAGTTCATCTAATGCTTTTTCCGACAAATCTAGTCTTGCTCCCCTCATTTGAATGTATCCTAGCGATTCATTAAGCGCATCAATCATATCAGCTTCGGCATTAATTAATCGATCGATTCTGTCCCTTATGGTGGTGTTCATTTGGTGATGTTTCGCCCAGAAAACCCGCTCCGTGTTAGGGTAGCGGGTTAATAAGCTCTGATTTGTTTGCTTTTCTAATGGTTAAGCGGCAATAGTTCGGCGTGCATTTGCGCCGCCTACGTTTTTGGATCCATATTTGGCTCTTATCTCAAACAGCGAAAGGTTTGAACGCCTTGATCCGCCGTCTTCGGCCTTGCGATAGTACCAAGCGGCCTTTTTAGCCGCCCAAAAGAACCCTGCGGCCTTTAGCTCGCCTTTGACCGCGTAAGTCTCGCCTGTGGCCCACAGCCAACGGCCTACAAGCTCAAGGATAATGCCTTTTAAGGCGATTACCTCGGCAACCTTAGCGGCTAGCTCTGAATCCATCGAAACGGCTTCCTCTGCGTCGTCGTCGCTCATTGTCTTACGATATTCGCCGCGCATTGCTCGCTCGTAGGCTGCGTTAAGCTCCTGCATCGTTTTAAGGTCGCCGCCTAAGTCGGGGTGGTGGATCTTGCAAAGGTCACGAAAGCGGGTTTTTAGTGCCGCCTCGTCGTAGCAACCGGAAAAGAAGTCATTCGTGTTCATGTGGTGGTGGTGTGGTGGTTAGATGTAGCCTCCAACGCTCAAGGCGTCAGAAGCTCTAACTAACCGCCCATTTAAGGGCGGAAAGGTAAAGGCTTGGTGAGTTGATCGGCTTAGGTCTTAAACGTCTCGAAACGCTGCCACTCGCTTTTCTCTCTTCCTCAACCTGCTAATTGACTTTCAAGGATCACATCTCCGTTTGCGCCGTCGCTCCCTTCGATTCACCAACTAAATACTTTCCCAAAATTAAATGCAAGCACTTTCTCAAAATTAAATCAAAATAGTGCGTTTCTCCTCTCAAAATATCTTTGTGTAACCATTCCACAAATACGCTTTTTAGGGTTACGGCCGTAATTTATTCAAGGAAAATTCTTGCCCGCGCTGATTGGCTGGCTATTCCTAGGCACATCAAAGCGGACTAGACCCCTGCTTTAACTGCAAGTGACCCAATTTCCTCAGCCGTCCGTGAGCTGCCTACAGGGTAGCCTTGGTCTAGCACGGGCGGCGTGAGGGATTTTCCTAGTCATGACCTCAATCATTAAATGCACAAGAAGCCGCGAGTATGCCAAGATAAGCAATAAGCTGCTTCAAAATAACACGCTAAGCCTAAAGGCGCGGGGTCTTATGGCCTACATTCTAAGCCTGCCCGATACATGGGAGATTTGCGTTGAGCATTTGCATGGGAACGCCTCAGACCATGACGGAAGAACCGCCGTCACCTCTGCAATGCAGGAATTGAGGGAATCGGGCTACCTACACCTTGAGCGGGTTTCTGGAAAGTTTGGCAAGCTGGCGGGGATGCGTTGGCTTGCATTCGATGATCCTGCGGAAAACCCCTTTATTCCTACCGGCAATCAGGTTTCCCGACTGCCGGTAAACCCGTCCGACGGAAAACCAGCGACTATAAAGGAAACAACGGAAAGAAAAGAAATAGTTAAGAAAGAAATATTGTGTGCATTCCCAAGGGAAGCACATGCGTTACCTAGCTTAGAAGCTTTAGAAGATGAAACAGGCATAAGCCCTGGCTTTCTAGCTCGCGCACATAGCCAAGCCGAAGACGATCTAGCCAAGGGTAAACGCATAACATACCCTAAAAGCTACATCATCGGCCTAGCTCGTAAAATTGAAAAAGACTCAAAAGCATAAACCTAAAACCCCATGAACCTACCAAACGACATTGCCCGCTGCGACGGCCTTTTACCCAAACTCACACGCTTACCCGACGGCACTTCCGCCCTCCTCCACTCCATCGACTGCCCAAACCGTGACATCTGCGCACGCCACTGCCAGACTCACCGCGACGATCCCATGGCCATTCTCAGCTATTGCTCACGCTCTCACTCGCCCACCTCTCCCTGTCCCTCCTACATCCCAGAATAAGCTCGACACATTCCCTTTACCCGCTAAAATACGTGATGACGGCTGAGCGAGTCCGCGAGCGCCAAAAGCCGCCCACGGCGTAACGTGTGTCTTAGTTTACACCACCTGTTCCACTTGGAACAATTTACTTCCTTGCCCCTCGCGCACGCACGCGCGTACTTATACCCATGCACAACCCTCACACTCCTCTCACCGCTCAACAGCGCCTTTACTGTGAGCTTTACGTGCAAGGTGTTGATCCTATCGACATTATGCGGCAAATAGGCTCTACCGCAAGTGACGCCGCTTGCTCTGAGCGTGCCCGCCGTTGGATGCTCTTACCCTCTGTAATTCAAGAGATTGCAACTCAACAAGCACTTCGCCAAGTTCAACTTGCTAAGTCCTTCGTGTGGGAGAAAACAGATATGCTAAAGGTGTTGCAACGTATCGCCACCAACGAAGATGAACGCTCCAAGGTGCGAATCGACGCCATATCGCAAGCGTCTAAGATGCTAGGCTACGATTCACCCGTAAAAGTCGACCTAGAGGCCGGAGCTAGTCTCCTGGCGCAAATAAGGGGAGCGCAAGAGCGTAGGGAGAAGCTCGCGGAGAGCGTAACAGAGGCTATAGAGGGGTAAAGCAGGGGTAAACTAGGGCCTGTTTTGGTGGTTATACCGTGCTGAGGTACGGGTTGATAGCGTATAATGGTCAAAATGACCCCTTCGGTTAGGGGCAAAGATCAAGCAAAGGCCCAGAAAGAGCCGTAGGCAGCACGTTTTGAGCGAATGGCCGTAGAGACGTTAGCCGCTCTGTGTGGGTTACGGTCGCCCGTAGTGGTCGCCCAAGTCTTAGCGTTCGCCCATGTGCGAGCTGGTGAGCCGTCAACGGGTGTCTCGATTAACTGCTTCCCTTTGCTCTTAGTCCAATTGCCGTGGTGCTTTCGAGCGGCTAGGATATTATCTCGATGGCTTATCCATTGCAGGTTTTCGGTGGAGTTGTTTGCCTTGTTGTGGTCTAGGTGATGCACTTCGTCTAAGCCGTCAGGGTTTGAAATATGAGCCTGTGCAACCAGTCGATGCACGTATTGCCTCACGCTGTGGCCCTCAGTTGGCGGCATATTGGCCACGATGTAACCGCTTTTAGGGTCTGCACGCGTGGCCTTAGGGCGTTGCCTGCCGTGAATGTTGCTTAGGATCGTGCCGCGTGAGCCGATAAGCTGATTTCTGAACCATGGGTGAAGCTTGAATGTTTCCATGCTCACACAATACGCGGCCACACAATCGAGTCAAGTCCACGCACTACGCAGCCCACGCACCACGCCACGCCCCAAGCGAGAGGGGGGGGCATCGTTTATGGGGACGGGGGGGAGCCCCAAACGGCGCGGGCTGCGCTACTATACCTTTAGTAAATATTTTTTTGACCCTCTATACATTTGGGGGCTAGAATGCGTGGGGAATAAAGGGCTTGAGTGCGTGGGCAGGGTGTTGATAAGGGTGTGGCATGGAAAACCTGTTAAACGTGAAGCTAGAGGGGCTGGAAGAGCTGGTGAAGGAAGGGGTGGGGAGAGATGGATGGAAGAGGGTAATGTGGCATAAGATGAAGAGGGTGAAGTTGGAGGATTATGAGTTGAAGGGGGGAGAGACGGAAGGGGAGGTGGCGAAGTTGATGGAAGACCCGTTGTGGAGGTTGTGTAATTTGTATGTGATTAAGGATGCGGAGGGGAGAGAGGGGGCGTTTGTGCCGAATGAGGCGCAGAGGATAGTGTTGTGGGCGGTGTATGTGGCAGGGTGGAAGAGGTTGGCGATACCGAAGGCGCGGCAGTTGGGGTTGAGTACGTTGTTTGCATTGATCTGTTTGGATGAGACGTTGTTTAGTAAGGGGAAGCAGGCAAGTATTGTGGACCAGACGCAGAGTGATGCGCAGGAGAAGTTGGATAAGGTAAAGTATGCTTATGAGCGGTTGCCGAAGGCGGTGAAGGAGAAGTTGAGGAGTGAAAATGGGACGGAGTTGGAGTGGGTAAATGGGGGGAGGGTGGTGGCTGGGAAGAGGGCGCGAGGTGGTACGAACCAGGTGCTTCATATTAGCGAGTGGGGGCCGATTGCGTGTGATGATGCGGCGAGGAGTCGGGAGATTATGACGGGTGCGTTGCCGAGTGTGAGCGGGGTAACGGGGAAGGTGTTTGCGGAGAGCACGCACAAGGGAGGTATGGGGGGAGATTGGTACAATTTGTTAAAGAATGCGCTGGAGACGCCGGATGAAGAGAAGACGAGTAAGGATTTTAGGGTGCTTTTCTTTCCGTGGTGGATGGAGAAGAGGTATGCGCTGGGGGGTAAAGGAGTGATAACCGAGGACACGAAGAAGTATTTTAAGGCGCTTGAGGAGCGTTTGGAGTGGAGCGTTTCGTTTACGGAGGAGCAGATGAGGTTTTATCAGGGGGAGGCAAAGCGGTTGAGATTTGATGTTTATAGCGAGTATCCGAGTGTGATTGAGGAGTGCTGGTTGGCTCCGACACCTGGGGCTATTTACGCGGCAAGTGTGGGGCGAGCGAGAGGTGAGGGGCGGATTAGTGGAGAGGTGGAGTGGAGGGAAAACTTGCCGGTGTTTACGGCTTTTGACATTGGGGCACCTGAGAACACAAAGTGTTGGGTGTTTCAGTTGGTGGGGGACCGCGTCGTTTTTTTGGAGAGTTTGACGGGGGGCGATGCGTGTCAGACTCCGGCGCAGTGGGTGAAGCGGTTAAAGGAGATGAAGTATAGTTGGGGAGGGCATACGTTGCCGCATGACGGAGACGTGGTGTGGCGGCGGTCTATGCTGGAGGCTGGGTTGCGAAATGTGAGCTGCTTGAAGCGGAGCGTAAACGTGTGGGATGTTATCAATCCGGCGGTGGACGCGTTTGGGCGGGCGTGGTTTGCCAAGAAAGGGTGCGAGGAAGGGGTAAAGGCGCTGGAGGCGTACCACGCAAAGGAGGAGGCGGACGGTCAGACGTTGCGGAACATGCCAGTTCACAATTGGGCGAGTCATTACTCGACGGCGTTTGGGTATGCAATGCAGGCGATTGCTAGGGGATTAGCCAATAACAGCACAATGGGGGGCGATGAAATGGGGAGAATGGGGGTGAATGCGCGGTTTAAGGGGAGTCAAACGGTTATGAAGCAGGGGTTGGCGCTGAGAGGAGGACGGTAATATAACGATGAATCCTTATGAGCAAATTGAGGCGTTGTATGAGAAGACGAGGAAGGAGGGCGACATGGATTTCTATTACTGGCTGGAGCTGCACATGAGGCACGGGTTTGTTTACTCGACTCCGGATTTCTTTGTGATGGCAAAGGCAGTCAATAGGGGGGCGTGGGCAGGGGATGTGGGCGATGCGCGTATGATCTTTGAGCAGAAGGATTGCGATTGCTGGTTTATATCGGCTTTGGCGGGGAATGTGCTAAAAGCGTGGGAGGTATTGCCAAGGCCGTATGTGTGGTTTGCGTTTGCGCGGGGGGCACGTTGTAGCGATGGGCCAATCAAGTTTTATCCTACGGACAGGCTTAAAAAATTGACTAGGGCAATGTGTTCTGTGAGCAAGGGGGTATGATTAAGCCTATGCAACAACAGCAATCTCGTGTAGGAAACGTGGGTTATCCTATGCAACAACAGATGTTTGGGGGTGGCGGCTCTACTCCTCCACCGCCACCGCCTGCTACTCCGCCTATGCGTGCGGTAAGTGCGGAAGTAAATGCGGCAAAAAAAGGGCAAGCAATGGATGCGGCAAAGCGTCGTGGAGCGGCAGCGTCATTGTTGGCCGGCGAAACAATGGCGGGCGGCTCTCAGATTGATAAAAAAACTCTTCTTGGATAAGATTATGAGCTACATGAATGAAGAGTTGGCGCAGCGGTTGAAGCGAGAAAACGAAGCGCTCAAGAAAGAGCGCAGCGACATCGACAATCTAAATCAGGACATCGCCAACTACATTCACCCGCGTAAAAATCAGATTACGCAGACAGAAACTAAGGGCGCGTCGTCGCCAGAGGAAACGCTTTACGATACGGTAGCGGTACGGGATGCTCAAATCTTAGCAAGCGGTCAGATGGACTACTTGGTTGGTGGGCGCTGGGTGGAGTTGGTGCCACCGTCACGGCTAGGTGAAGACCGAAATAATGACGAGGCGCGTCAATGGTGCGGGAAATGCACCGAAATTATGCTGGCTGAACTTGATGCGTCCAATTTTTACTTGGAGCTGCACGAGATGTTGCTGGATCGTTCGACGTTTACTCATGCCAATATGTTCTGCGGGTATGTTGAGCCGCAAGATCGTCGCAATGGAGAGGCCGCTCTTTACTTTAGAAATGACGATGTCGGCACCTACTCGATTGCCGAGAACAAGCGAGGTATTGTGGACAAAGTTTTCCGCGAGTATGAGCTGACGCCACGGCAGGCCATTCAAGAGTTTGGGGAGGAGAACGTGAGCGAAAAAGTGCGCGAGATGGCTAAGGAGCCGTCCAAGATGGACACGGAAAAGACCAAGTATTTGCACGCGATTTACCCGCGCCGTGATAGCGAGATGGACAGCAAAAAGCTGGACCCGAAATTTTATCCTGTGGCGTCGGTGGACATGGATTTGAGCGCGTGCAAGATTGTGCGCGAGTCTGGGTTTCCAGAAATGCCCTATGTAGTGACGCGATTTCTCAAGTGGGGCAGTTCGCCTTACGGCTACACTCCGTCAATTGAGGCTTTGCCGGCGGTGCGTCAGGTCAACCTGATGATGAAACACATGGCGGCGCTGGGCGAGATTCAGGCTTGGCCGCGTGTTCTTATTCCTAGCGGCATGGTTGGGCAGGTTAATTTGTCGCCTGGTGGTCAGACCATTGTTGACCCTAACCAGCCTGCTGACGCTGGCCCGCGTGAGTGGGGTACTGGTGGACGCTGGGACATTGGTAAGGACATGATCGAAATGATCCACAAGCAAATCCATGACGCCTACTTCGTGGATATGTTCCAGCTTTTGGCTAATTTGCCCAATGACCGCATGACGGCTTTTGAGGTACAGGCGCGGCTTGCCGAGAAGATGCGCAATTTCTCGCCTACGTTTAGCCGGTTGCTGCATGAGGTGTTTCGCCCTATGCTGTTCCGCGTGTTCTCGGTTCTATTTCGTGAGGGCGCATTTCCCCAGCCTCCACAGTCGATGATGGTGCTTTCTGCTGATGGCAAAACGGCTAGTCCGGTAATTCCCGACATCAATTTGATGGGCAAGATGGCGCTGGCGGTACGCGACACGGAGAACAATGCGTTCTTGCGGATTAGCGAAATGCTGGCTGGGCCGTTGCAAGTGGTGCCAGGTCTTGCGGACAATTTTGACATGGATGAGGCCGTGCGCAATTACGCCCGAAATACGGGTCTGTACTCGAAAGCCTTACGGCCTATCGAAGACCGTGACGAAATGCGCGCAGCGGCACAGCAAGCGGCCCAGCAACAGCAAGCACTCATGGCGGCTGAGTCGGCTACCAAGTCGGCAAAAAACTTGGCGGGTGCCGACGAGGATGTAAAGGCTGTGGCTAAGGCGCAGATGGGGATGGCCGGATAATTTATGCGACAACCAACCAAGGCGGAACAAGATGCGCTCGATGCGCAAAAACTTAAGGAGCTGCAAATCAATGCGGCTTATGCACGGCTGTTTGGTCGCGAAAGCGAACGCACGCATGATCAGCAAATCGTGTGGGAGGACATGGAAAACCGCGCTTACATGTGGCGCACTACTTTGACCGACTCGCAGGAAAAATATAACGCGAGTGCCGAGGGTCAGCGATTATTTCACTTAAACACGATTGCACGGGTGAAAGCAGGGCGTATTTCACAAGAGGAGATTGCGCCAAAGCAAAGCGAAACAATAATGAATCAGTCTTAATCCATGGAACAAACTACCACGTCAACCAATACAGGCACGGCTTCTACGCCTGCCGCTGCCGCATCAGCTCCGTCAGGTCTTTTTGCGCTAGGAGCAACGACAACTGCTGCCGCTCCCGCTGCTGCACCCGAAACAACTTCCGCCACCACTGGCGAACCAGCTAAAAGCGCGTCGCAAGCGTTTTCGTTCTACGGTGAAGGCGGTAAACTACGCGATGAGCTGGCCGCGCTAACTGGCGACAAGTTCAAGGGGGCGTCTTCCTTCTTTGCTAAGTACGCCAAAGCGGAAGATCCGACCGCTGCCGCCCTGCAAGGACTCGAAAACCTTCAGTTTATGGCGAGTCAAAAGGGTTTCTCCCGCCCGCCAGACGATGCGCCGCAAGCTGTCAAAGATGAGTTTGGCAAGCGTCTGCGCGAAGTGATGGGCGTACCCGATAAAAAGGAGGACTACGGCATTAAAAAGCCTGAGAATCTTCCCGATGGCGTCGAGTGGGACGAGAACGGCCTAGGCGATTACCTCGATATTTTCCACAAGGGTAACGTCTCTACCGCCACCGCAAAGCAAATCATTGAAAAGCACGTCGCCAAGGTAAGCGAGCGAGCTGCCGCGCAACAGTCGCAAATCTTGGAAAACGGTCGTCAAGAGCTTCAGAAGGTGTACGGCGATAAACTGCCCGCCGCCATTCAGGACGCCAAACGCGGTATCGAGATCATGAGTAGCTTGATCGGCATTCCCGCCGAACAAATCGAGCAACAGGCCGCGCTTAATCCAACCATGATTCGTATGCTGGTGGAAATGAAGCGTCAGACGAGCGAGCCTGCCGTTGTAACGGGTCAAGGTGTCGGTGGCCAAGGTTCATTCCTTGAGCAGGCCGACGCCATTCTTAACGATCCGGTTCAAATGAAAAGTTTCCGTGCAGGTGATCCAGTCGTTACCGAAAAGTGGCAATCCTTAATGCGTAAACACCATGCCACGACCCAAAAAGCACGCTAATCTAGAGGTGGAACTGGTGCCCGTAATGCCAGACGTTGCCGTTATTGAACCAGTACCTGTTGCAATCACCAAAGAACCCGAGCCGTGGCGTCCAGTTGGCTACACTTACCGCGTGTTTAAGCCTACTGAGCTGCATTTCCCTAAGCATACGCACACCCTTGAAATCACCTTTGAGGATGGGCGTCGCCAAAAGTATGCGTTAGACCATAACCCAATTACGCATGACGAACTTGACTTCTACGGTGGCGCGTTGAAGAAGTAATTCGCCCGATGTGGTGTCGGGTTTTCATGTGGTTGAGCCCCTAGTTGCGTTTTTTCATTTCCGCGACTAGGGGTTTTCTGTGTCTGGGTTACTTAGCGATGTCGTCAGGTATGGTTATTGGACGATAAGCCAAAACAGACTTGGCGTAGTAATAGGGCCATTGCAATTGACGCTCTCGATTTTCAATCTTTTCTTTAATTGCTATACCAAAATCAGTTAAATTTATTGGAAAAGAACTGTTTAAGTTAAGTTCATCGAGTTTCATTTTTTGCAGTTTTTCAATTTCGTAGATGTGGCTTAAGCTAATTTGCGGCGTAAACCATTCAGGTGCTGGACCAGCGTTTGCGGCTAGTAGATCAAGGGCAGTTAGGTTATTCATGGGATTGTTATTTAAGCGTAGCGATTTGGTTCTGGTTTCAGTGAGTCCATAGCTCACCCTGTAACGGGGTAAGCTACGTTTAAGCATGGCGCTTTGGACTTGGAAGTTGAGTTGCCATTCAATGACCCCGCTCGGCTGGCCCACAGGCACACGGTGTTTATGGTCAAAGGCTCACGGTGGTTAGACCGGACTATTTACACGGGGTTGGATTTGAGGCGTTCAACGCTCCCCGTTACCGATGCTGGCGTTGTGTCGGTTTAACGATCACTCGGCCCGCGCATTTTTGGGAAAGGTCCATCGGGTAAAATGAAAAGCCCGACCTTGGCGGGTGACAGGACCAAGATCGGGCTTAACTGCTTAGAGCAAAGCGGGCTTTAGTGCGACGTTTCCGCCGCAGTGTCACCCGCTTCGGATACCACCACCATGCGCGGAGCGTTTAACCGTTCAAGCCTTATTTTCATTTTCCATCAAAATAAATGCTTGCTTCCCGCAAAAACAGTTTCAAAGGGGATGCTTAACAGCAAGGCATTGAGTGGCGGCTACCCTTAACCGGCCCGCGAAAAACGCCTTACCCATGAGTAGGCCCAGAAATGGATACCCGAAAAACGCAGTCAGTTTCGTTTCTTCTATCTATCGTTTCTAAAACTTAATCACCTACTACCATGCCCGAACTTTACACAGTTGGACCGCACGTTCAAATCGAATACGAGCGTCTTTGGACTCACCTGCTCCAGGAGACTACTTCCCACCTTCTACCCACCGTCAAAAAAGTGACCGTCAACGGCGAGCGCCGCCGTATGTCGCAGCTAGGCGCAGTTGCTTACCGCGAGATTACTGGCCGCGCAATGCCCACCATTGCTAACGCCCCCACCACCTACGTCCGTTGGCTCGTACCTAAAAAATACGAGAATCCCCAGATCATTCCTGAGTGG